AACGATCTGAGGCGAAAAAGAGAATATTTGCGTGGCTTTACAATCCAAATTCTGATGACGTTCTTTTATCTCGCGAATATGATAGGGATGGTTTGTTGAAAAAATATTTTTCTGATGGTAAAATTACAACTGACTTTGATAGAGAGATTCAGGCAGATGATTATCATGCACTTAATTATCTAATCCAAAGCACTGCATCTGATTTATTTTTGGAGCAGGTTTATAAAGTATTTAAGATTTTAGAGGATAATAATAGTAAATCTTATGTTTCTATGCTTATTCACGACAGCATGATCTTAGATTTTGATAGAAAAGATTATAAATTGCTTAATCAGATCAGGGATACATTTAAGCAGACAAGATATGGTGAATTGAAACTAAATATTCAGGTTGGAAGAACATTGGGAGATCTAAGCACAGAATGGATGTAATTGGT